GGTGTGCAGCGTAGCTGCAAGCTTGATGAGCCCCAGGGGTACCCCGGGGATGGGCTTCAAGTGACGTAGAATGCACCACCATATCTGTTTCGCAAACAGACGTGAATGGTGATCCGTCGCCTCACTCATGTCGGAGGATAGCCATGGCTTACCTTGCGCGGCTCCCCACATTGCATCCGAGGGGTGCAGTGTGGTGTAGAACCTCCAAAGGTGACGGTCAGCTGTCATCCCAGACCTAGTCTGGGCCCGTATCCTAAGGCACGGGCTTATGATGTGAGCGACCACTGCCATTATCCTCGACGTCGCGAAAGGGGAGATCGTTATGACTCGGGCCTTCGAGGGCTCCAAGACCGCGTGTGGTTTGACCACACGCGCGAGCTTGGGGTTCTCGAGGACCCACTGGATTGACCAGTCCAACACGTCTTGAGCGGTCTTGATCCTCCTAGGATCTTCGACTGGCTCAAGCGTGGTGGGGTCATAGCGATACCTCACCCGCCTGGTGCGCACTATGTCGCAGAGTGCGGCCGTTTGGCCGCCTTCTTCCTGTGTTACCTCAAGGCACGCCTTGGGGCCACAGGAGATCTTCCCCCGGCTCGGGTCGATGGTTTTCACCACCCTGGTAGCGTCCATGACCGATTCCCTTAGGCACAGTGTGTCGTACACTGTCACCTTGTCGGGAGACGTTACAGAAGTTTTGAACTTCTGGAGCGCCAATTCGGCCATATCGTTATCAGCAAGGCCCGTAGCCCTCGTCTGCGCCCACAAGTTGAGATGTACAGCTTGGCTGTGCTTGGACCCCCCTAAGGGGGCCGTTTGCCGGTAGTACTTTAAGTATGTACCGACATCCCTCATCTGTGGGATTGGCTGATCGAGGGCGAAGCTCTTCCGAAGGAGCTTCTTGGCCTTCTTGAGCCGGCGTATAAACTGGCAGTAGTTATTTGCACAGTTCTCTATGGCAAACTTGGTCAGGTTATTGACCAACTCCATGTCTATGGTCTCCGTCTCCATTAGATGGGGAAGGATGAGTCCGTCGGCTGTGTCGAGCCATCTCTGGATGGTCGCGAACACGTTGTCGCAAGACTGTAACCGCCGAATCACATTCGGCGAGACCTTGACATAGAGGTTTGCCAGGAAGATCGCGATCTGCTGGTCCCGATCGTACTCACGGAGCCTCCGAGGCTCCGCGCGGTAGTCGAGTCCAGCACGCGCTAGCAACCGCCTAGGGAGTCGGTTCCAGCGAGTCAGACCCGCTTGGAACCTCGTTCCGATGTAGTACTCTTCAAACTTGGTTTGAAGAGGTACTAGGGGAGCAACTAATTGCCTGGGCCCCGCCCTGCCGA